ACCGGGAAGTGTGAAGTCATCGCTGAATAAGAAATACAACTTGCTTCCACTTTTTATTTTAAACGCGGTGGGTGGGTCGAAGCTGAATTCATATTTTACAGTAACGTCTTTTGCTTCGGGTGCGTCATCGGTGAGCGTCAGTTTAAATTTGCAACTGTTCGCCAGAACATCGCCCTCGTCGGCGATCGATTCGGCCGTCACTCCCGGAATATTTACCGACGTAACAATTATATTTGATTTGTCCGTTCGTATTTCAAATTTCACAGGTGTAGCGGATGGCGTATATAGACCCGACAATTTAAACGACACGGGTTGTGCAACCGTGAAATCCGTGATAGCGGACGTATCGCCCATAATGATCTTAATTTTAGTCTCGGCGGCACACTGCTTTATGCCACCAACACCGCTCAGTAAATCGCCCAAATCGTCGGAATCACACAAATTGGTTACTCCGTCCAACATATAGCGAGCGGCAGTAGACGACGTCGATGTAATCGTTGTTATCGCAAGTTTCTTAATATCTGGAATCTTCATTTCCTTCGGAAGTGTCAAAATCATAACACCTTCTTTGTCAAGGACGAGTTCGGTATCCACTTCAAGTGACCCCGTTTCTGACCCGCTCGAACTATTGAATCTGAATGCGTTACTGTTACCGTTATTGGAGAACCCGAATTTTAGGTTTGATTGCGGGTTTTTTGGTCCGGAAGCAGCAGTGGCGGCACCATCGCCCGCGGAAGCACCCGCGGAAGCACCCGCGGAAGCACCCGCGGAAGCACCCACGTCGAGTGATGTTGATGTTACGGTTTGCATATCAGTGGCACCTTCAATTATACGCCAGTCATTGTCGCTCATGCGCCATATAAGTCCAACTGCAATAAGCACAACGATAATTCCAAATATACTAAAATAGGGTTCACGTATCATTTTTACGTTACGTCCGTCCGGGGTTGGTTTGTATGTATATATTAATATGTATAATCGTGTATAATCTTGTATATATTAAGATTTTATAAGATTCTGTAATATTTTATTATAATACGTTAATATAATAAAATTGACATATAATTGTAAAAACAACGTGTAAACCGCAACAATTATACAACCCACCACTCACTATCCAACCAATGAAATCTGTCATCACTCTTGCCGCCGCCGCCAAAGCCGCTGCCGGAAACAGTTCATCCATTCTTGTAATGCGCAATTCGCTCGGACAAGACTACAGTCGCGGAGTCGAACTCAGTTATGCTGAACTGGCGCGTATTCTGCCACCAAAAACTACATATTCTCTGATTCCAAGCAATGTATTCCAAACTACGGCGCGCGATGGCGCGGTGAGCACCGTCGCTCTCTCAGAATGCGAACGCATGTTGCGTTCAACGGATTCGCTACAGCATAATCACAGCATCTTTGTGGGCGGCGATCATTTAACGAGCATGTGCACCATTCTGGCTTCTCTGAAAGTCCGCGGCAATGATTTCAAGCTATTGTGGTTGGACGCACACGCCGATATTCACAACGAGAAAACCAGTCCGAGTCACAATAAGCACGGTATGGTCGTGAACATGCTTATTAACCACAAATATTCGGGAATTCCTCGCCTGAACCCGTCCCAAATTCTGTATGTTGGACTGAGAAGCACGGAACCTGAGGAGGACGCGTTTATTCGCAAGTGGAAAATTCGCACCATAACAGCACGCGATTTCCTGAAAAGCGAAATGAAGTGTTTGCGCCAAATAGCGGATTTCACACGCGGATGCAATGCGCACGTGTCGCTCGACGTGGATGTAATGGACCCTTCTGAACTGTGCGCAACTGCCACTCCCGCTAACAACGGGCTCAGTTTAAACCAGGTCCTGCGCATCATGGGTGTGGTCGAATCAGAGTCGCGTGACTATTATGCGACCGACATAATGGAATACAATCCCAAAAAATGCACCGGAACTCCACAAGATGCCGCAGTTTCTCGTGAGACTATGCGCGCCATATTCGGTTTTCTCGTTTGAATGTGTGGTTGCTTTGCGCCTCCATCCACGCTCTACAAGTGAATGCTCGACTCATAAGGTTGAACGGATGCAACCACGCCCCTGGGAACTAAATCCGGAACGAGTGTATTTCCGCTGCCACTTACCCCGCCGCTGCTGCCACCGTTGACGCCATAATGCATCTGTTTCGGAAGCGGGGCAGTAAACGTGTTTTTTATATCGTTGTAAGCACCTTTAATGCCTGAAGCGACCTTGTCAACTACATGACCGGTTTTGTGAACCACTTTTTTAATTGGGTTTCGCGCATTCTCTCGTTTTTGTTTCGATGGACCGTAAAAATAATTGGTGATGTAATAATTATCGCGGACGGTATCGTCATTTATTTTTGAATTTGAATTGTCGCCGTAATGAATTGCGCTTGTTTGTTTATCCTTGTCTTTGACACCGTCCTTATCATTGCCATTGCCATTGCCATTGCCATTGCCATTATTGCCGTTGTCACCAGTTTTAGAATTAGAGTCATATTGGCCCTTATCATATTTAGGGTCACCGAGCCAGAGGTTGTTCTTGCAAAATATGCGCTTTCCCGCGGCATCAATACACGTGTCGCCGTCTTTTGAACAAGCTCGGTTTACATCGCATGATAAAAGTGAACTTTGAGAAGTAGTGTAAGGAATTGCGTATGCAGCACTTTTTGCATCGGTCCAAACATAGCGAGGTTTGACGCTCGGGTCATCGCTTAGAGCGGATTCCGGATCTTTTGCGCAAATAAGGTTATTTTTACCCAGATTCGGGGCGTCTTCCGGGTTGCAAATTGTCAGGCCTCTAAATCCGGAATTAATGGCGCATTCTGCGCCTTTCACGCACGTTTTTGACCCTTTTGCAACAGCCATATCGGCATACGCATCGGCCGTATAATCTGTTTGCGGAGTGCAGTCGCTGCAGTCAAGGTCAGTTTCACATCCACCGGGTTCCTTTGACACCTTGGCAATGTCGCATGTGTGTGGGCAAATGTATCGCTGCTGGCTTTTCGGCACATCTTTATCACCAGGAAGCCATTTACAGTTTCCGAAAGCGGCAGAAGCCGCGCTGCACCCGGGTTTGCATGACGATGATGTTCTCGAACCCACTGCGCCTTCTCGTTTGGGTGCATTCTTATTATTATTATTATTATTATTATCATTATCATTATCATTATCATCGCTATCGCTATTGCCATCGCTGACATCTTCATACATTAATTTGGAAGTTCCGCCCACAAGCAGCACCACCACAATAATAATAAACAGTATCGGTTTGCTTAAATACATTTAAATTAAAATAAAAAAACGTGTTTGTTGTTTCGTTTATTTCGTTTCGTTATTATATAATTATAATTAATTATTATTTTATAATTGTATTTATTTATTGGATTGGAATGAATTTTATTTTGGTAAAACCTAATCTATATTTTACATTTTATTACCTTACCATCCATACCTATACTCGCGGCGTGAATATTTTTATGCACATATTCTTTTTATCACATACCAATATATCTCCGTTATGACCGGCTGTCACATAAATTGGAGTGCACGGTTGCGTATCACTTTGCGCGCGACAGTCAATGCTCTGAACGAGTGAGCCTTCAGGATATTTCACAATTTTCAGCAGTCCGCTTGTTTCAGCTACAAGCAAATTGCCATTTCTATCAAAAGCAACCATTCCTGAGCGATTCACATTATGAAAAATCATTGTCTTCCATGGTGCACGAGTTGAAATAAAAGGAGCCCTGGACGGTTTTTTGGGGTTAAACGGTGTATAATCGTAAATTCGAATATCGATTTTTTCACCTGAACATAAAGTAACTACCAGTTTACCCTGTTGATCAAATGTAAGTCCGCATAAATTAGCCTTATCTATATTCTCGATATAGACTGAGTCGATTTCAACACCCTTCCAATCGGTTCGAACAATTCGAACATAAGTTGGATTATAATCGTAATAACTCGTAAATCCCATTATCATAGCTCCCTCCGGGGCAAAAGCAATACCTCTATAAATCTCAATCTCAGGTTTAAAAAGTTGTTGTATCATTTTACCATTGGAATAATTATAAAAACTAATATTTTCCCCTTCTGGAAAAATAATGAAACCATCTCGAAATACTATATTACCGATTCCACTGGTTGACGCACACATTGATTTTAAAAGCTCCCCATCATTATAACGAAACACTTGAACGCGGTCGGCGGGTTCATTTTGAAAACTGTAAGGCGTGTTACTACCAACCACAATATTGCCGTCCGGGTCTAAAAACATACAGTGGGGCTGCCGATATGGCGTACTAGTAGGGCCGCCAATCATAATCACGCGATCTAAATCATATGCATTTGAGTGAAGTAGAAGTGACTTGACTACTCTTTTCCTTGCCACTTCCGCAAGGTATTTTGCCACCTTGTTGGAATGATGTGGTAATTCATTTTCGATTAACCGTTTTATCATTTCATCGGTAAACGACTTGCGAGCTGCAATATTTTGTATAAGTTTTCGTTGTCGGGGTGTCATTCCCGGCATTTCCGATATTCCCGCTGATGCTATGCGTCCGACAAAGGGTTTTTGAAAAGGTCCAAGCCATTTCATTGGATTTTGCCTGGTGCGACTTCCTCTTACCGCTAACGATGATGACGACGACGTTATTGGATTTTCCGGTGATGTTGTAAGCAATTCGGCATCATCGTATATTTCTTCTTCAGGTGTCTTACTTGATTCACTACCCCTTGGAGAACCAGCGCCTCTATGTAGTTTATAGCGTCGTCTTAATGTTTTTTGGGTTTTCCTTTTGGCCCTTCTGGAATGATTTTGGCGCATTAATAATTATAAACACAGTTAATATATTATAATATTATATAGAATTGGATTATATTATATTATATATTTTATATATTTTATATATTTACTCGTTCGCACTCATTACAATCAATATTACAACCAGTCTCCGGAAAACCCGTCGACTACAGCTTCGCCGCCACTAATTGCCGTTTCGGCGCCATCCTTAAGTGCGCCAAGCACATTGTGAGACTCGATATCATTGTAAGTATCAATTCCGTGGGAAATGGCAGAAGCGCCGTTTCCAAGGACGGAATTTCCAGCCAGGTGCGAAACTACACCTAAACCTTCTTGAATCTCGTGTTCGGTAATGTGAATGTGAAAATGAGGAAATGTCATTGTATGTATTTATTGGTTGTATGTTATAAAATGAGTCTATATTATATTTTTAAGAAGTTTTAAAAATATAAAAATATCTAAAAAATGGTAGTTTTATACTCCCACAAACCGTGGTGCCCGATACCGTAAAATGTCCAGTTCATTCCCTGTAGTGGGGAACAGTTCGGCACCGTATACGTCTTGCAAAAGAAGCCATTCAAACATTCCTCCCGTATAAATACAGACCCGCGGCATGCCAAGCTTAATCAGCTGCTCGTATTTTTCAGTAACCGTATCATCGGTTGCGTTTTTACCGTATACAACAACAGATAGATTCTCTCCGCGCACATCCTTTCCGGAAATAATGTTGTTCATTAACACTTCCTCATTTTCCGCGGGAACGGTCCCCCGTATCACGCATTTCTGGAATTCAGTTGGAAGCGTGCTTATCATGATCATGCCACAATTTGAACCTGAACCAGATACAATAGCCTGAACGTCTTCGAAATTTATTCGGTTTTTATTTTCGGATGCAGAGAAAGATGCAATTGCATTACCCATATTCTATTTTAATTTTATCTGATTTTTACTTGTTTGTTATTTACACATGAATTATTTCTATTACTTTTTACATTTTAATTAAAAATATATAAAATGAATTATTTTTAATTTGATATCAATGAAAATCCGAAAATCTGTAAAAATATGAACGATTCAGTTTCAACATCGGTAGCTATGAAGTTATTTGAAACCAAACAATCGGCGCGTTTAGCACATATATTAAAAACAAAATTACTTGAAATATCGTTATCCGTATTTGAAAATAACGGCGTAGAAAACTTCAATTCCGACCGATTGAAAGAAACTGTTGCACGGGCGTATCCTGAAGAGAATAGGCCGCGAGGAATTTTTGATATAACCAGCGTGGAATATCATCAAACGCGAATAAACCAACAAGCTGGTATCAAACCCATTTGGTTGCTTTACAAAAATAATAAATATATTTTGTTAGATGGAGCACATAGAATTGTTGCAAGTCATATAGAAGGTGCTGAATGTATACTCGCTTATGTAATATGTAATATGTAATATGTAATATATAATTAGGGTTTCATTCGAATTTCACCACCACTTCAACTGTTTCCTTCTTGATGCAGCTGCTTGCAAGAATTGACAGTTCCTCCCGGCGTTTTCGCGTGGCGGTAGTTACGGACGAGCCGTCGTCGTCAGTTGTCGACTTGGAAAGTGAAAGCGACATCGTTTTGCGCTTCGATATGCTGTTTCGCGTGTTCATGTCGTTTTCAATCTCGGCATAATTGGATTCAATATATTGTATGACCCGGTTCTCGATTGCCCACTTGAAGAAATTAAGCTGGCCGATGGTGGTCTGTATCGAGCTATTATTCTGGAACGGAAACGCGATGCGGTCCCACCTGCAAAATGGGTCAAATCGTTTTTTTGAATACGCCTTCAGTTTGAGTTTGTAATCGGTGTACACTTTAAACCTCCGGTCGCATTTGCCTTCCACGCCGGGAATTGAGTAGACTGTATAGTGTTTCTTTGCATAATTGGTCGAGAACCAGTCTATAATTCGCAGCGAGATTACGGATTCGCCGTTAATTACGCCCAGCATTTTGCGCAACGGTTCGAATTCATTGCGGCTGAAAAACTGAACGAGATTGGTCATAAGCAAATCATTTTGCGTGGACCCGTGCGAATTTGAAATTGACTGGTGTTGGTGTTGCATTTGAGGTTTTAATTTGGTTGGTTGAATTGTGATTTGTGATTCAATGATTCAATAGTAATTGAAAATAATATACGTTGATGATTCATGATGAATCTATTTTAAATTGTTTTATGCGAACAAAACAAAAACAATTTAGAAAATAGTAAAATCAGAAAATATAAAAATTAAAATGATGTAACTATATAAATAAGTAATAACGTTTTAAAGAATAAAATAATATAATAAAAAAATAATATTTAATGGCATTTACGAGGTTTCACGACGATTCGGCACGAATTATTAAGGCGCTTGATATTGCAACTTATTCCGGGAGATACGCGCTCAACGTGCCCGGAAACGGCACCAACCCGGCATACATGCAGGATCCGCACATGCGCCTTCAAAAATGGGGTGGAAATGCAATGACGCACGCAACCGAAATCGAGAACAATTTATTCGGGCTCACGCGAAACTTGAACCGCGACACGTTTGACAATTTGTATCGCGGCGGAAAACACACATCCATGCCGGCAGATAGCCACGTTCTCCAATCTGGAACTACGGTCAATTCATACACTGATCAGAGCCGCGCGACCAATCCCGCCTGGATGCTTCGCGATGCGCAGCAGTATCGACCTGAATACCCACACTTTGACCCGCAAGAACATACCGCCATCCCGTTCCAGAACAATTTAAGCACGCGCATTCTGGAAAAGGACTATTTCGTGCCTGCCGTTCCCAATACGATGCACGCGCAGGATGTCCGCCAACATTTGCGCCAAAGTGTAGCGAACGCGGGGTCCGACATGGAGACATTTTAACTAATTTTAACTATAATGTTGGTATCGAAAAATCAATATAAATAATTGCATATATTGTTGTATAAATATAAATAAACACGCCGCACAATGAACCCCACGCTTGAAGAGATTTTAGCCAATCCATCGTATCACGCAGTCTCATTTATGAGCGCCTATTTTAATTCTCAAGGAATGACGACAAATCGGGTCGCTGGAGCCGAGGGTGTTGAAATCCCGGCGAAACATTGCACGCCGGAAAACTTCCAGCACGTCAAAGACTACTTACGCGCATCCAATTGGCTAATCATTGACAATTACTATGATGATGGGCGCGACTGTATTATCGACGAAGCCGAGCTTGAAGAGTTTTTGCGATCTTTGGGGATTAGACGATCCAATCGGCTGTCTGGTGCATAATTTTATTTAGTAATTTATAATTTATTTTGTTTTATGTTTTATATGTTTCATATGTTTTATATGTTTTATATGTTTCATATGTTTCATATGTTTTATATTTCATTTAGGTATTTATGATTTGTGATTGTGTTTGTATTTTATATTTTTTATAATTTTTATAGTTTAATATTAATAATAAATATTAATAATATTAATAATAAATAACACATAATATATTTTATTTAAATTTTTAAATTTTAAAAATGGAACTCGCAATACCGCTTTTGGCGCTGGGGTCAATGTATATTATATCAAATCAGAAAAATAATAGTAACAATAATAGTAATAATTCTGGTGGTGGTGGTATGAAGCGTGAAATAGCCCACGAAGGCTATGAAAACATGGGCGAGCGACAGGGGCAGCTTCCAAACACCAACCTCCTTCCAAACAATTATCCCGTGCAACAAGCAACCTCCGTGGGAAAGGACATTAACGGATACGCGAATCCAAACTTTGCAATGGATCGCTATTATAACGACCAGCTGTCTTCGAAACTGGTCGCAGGTGGAAACCAGTTCGGAGACCCGTATACCGGAGGCAGCTTCGAATCGCTGTCGGGGTCGCGCGTCAACAGCAGCGACTTTAATCACAACAACATGGTCCCCTTTTTCGGCGGAAAGATTCGCGGATTTACGGCGGATTCCAACGTGTATGAAACGCTGTTTGACAACAAGACCGGAACGGGGTCGCAACACATCAGCAAGAAGGAACGCGCGCCGCTGTTTGCACCGCAAGACCGCATGCACAACGTGCACGGAATGCAGAACAACAACGACTTCATACAGTCGCGCATGATGCCGTCCACCAAAATCGCCAACGTCAAGCCGTGGGAGGAAGAGCGCGTGGCCCCGGGTCTGGACAAGGGGTTCAACGGCAGCGCCGGCGCGGGATTCAACAGCGGACTTGAAGCGCGCGAGAAGTGGGTGGACCGAGGTGTAGACGAACTGCGCGTTCTCACGAACCCCAAACAAACGTTCAGTCTGGACGGACACCAGGGACCCGCCAATTCATTCATCAAGGAGTATGCCAATACCGGCCATCTTGGAAAATTCGAAAAGAATCTGCCGGACACTTACTTTGTAAACACGCCCGACCGATGGTTCACGACGACCGGTCAAGAAAAAGCGCCCACTCTGCGCGCCGTCGAGGTTGAAAAAGATGTGAACCGTATCACAACCACTTCCGAATACTACGGTGTGAACTCCAACGTGGGCGGAAACAATACGTATGCGCCCAACAATTACGAGGATACCAAACGCCAGGAATACGACGCGAAGCCCGTGATTAATGCGCACAGCGCGCAAAAGAATACCGCCACCAAGGGTGATTTCGGCCACGACTCTTATACGTATGCAAACAATAACCGCACCACGGTTCGCGGACCGGAAATGGGCGGGGTATACGGTATTGTGCGCGCCATTATGGCGCCTGTGCTGGACGTGCTGCGCCCGTCGCGTAAAGAAAATGTTACCGGAAACCCGCGCATGTATGGCAATGCCGAATCGCACGTGCCTGCGGGTTCAAGTTCCACGTTTAATCCCGCCGACCGGTTGCCCACCACCATCAGGGAGACGACGCTGGGTCTGGTTGGAATGGACCATATGAGTATCAACCGTCAAGGGACTGTGGCAGGAGCGTATGGAAACACGCCCCAGCTCGATTATGAGACGGCTCGCGAGAGCACCAGCACGGAATACACGGGGAATTCGGGCGGAGCTTCGACGCGCGCCGGAGTGCCGCTGTATAACGCCGCATATAACCAGCAGCTCAATGTGAATAAGACGTATCCGAACCGGCCGAACCAGGGGAATATGTCGCTGCTTGGAACTGCGACCAACATCTCGGTTGCAAAACTCGAGGCAGACAGGAACAACAACCGGATGTGGGTGCCGTCGAGTGCGCCTCCTCAGATTCCCAGCATGGAACAGTTCGGACAAATGAGCATGCCGCAGACGTATGACAATGACATCAATACGGAGAGAATGGATCCCGCGATTTTGAATGCGTTTCGCCAGAACCCATACACGAAGAGTCTCAATGTGTATTAATTACGCTTTTCTTGCAACCAGAACGAACCATTTGGGCACATTGTCTTCGTTACAATCACAATCATCATTTACCATAGTATCGGCATTTACGCTTTCCACTTTGCATCCCAGACGATCGAGTTCCGAACGAACATCGTCTAACATTTTGACGTGTTCAGAGATGATGAACTCGCCGTTATATCGCAGCATTCTGTGGCCCTCGGTCAAGTAATCGCGCCAATCCGAGCCCATCAGCGACTGGCTGTAAATGCAGATGTCGACACTTTCATCTTCTTCTTGCGCGGCAAGGTCGGCGATGTTTCCGACGAGCGCACCGCTTCCTTCCTCGGCTACGTGATCGTATCCTTGAATCGTGAATTTCTTTTCATCGGCGTAATGGCGTGCGATGTTGTTGCGACCGCATCCGAGATCCAGAATGCGAAGGCGATGCTTGCGTTTATTGCCGAGATGATCGATGACGCGATTGCGCGGAATTTGGGACTGGTCGACATAACCTTGGAAACTGATGTCGCGTGCAGCATGATACACGTGCCATTCGGCGGGATTGGACTGAAGCTTTTCGTGGGTGGTGGACGATTTTTGTATGGCCCATGCACGACCGGTGAGTTTATAGGGAGAATCGGTGATGACACGCTTTAACAAAGTTGGATTGGTTTCAGAAGCAGAACATTCAAATGATGTTGATGGATTAGGGATGAGATGAGACTTTTCGGATGCTTTGGGATTAGGGTTTTCTTGAGGAGGGGGAGGGGGTGGGGATTGCGACATTGGTGCATTTGCCCGACGACCAGTTTTTGCATTCAATGCTGCATTATATTTCGTGTCAGAAAGTGTTTCGGTCCATGTTTGCCATATTTCAAGATTTTTCATAATACCTTTGCTCATTTCTGAACCCTTTTCATTGTATTTTGATTTTTGGTTTGTAACCCATGCTCCTAACAATTTGCATACAGAATCTTTTGAATGCGATGATGGTGCATATCCAGTTGAATTAATGAATTCACACATCAACTTGTGTTTGTTTTTCCATTCTTGAAGTAGTGTTACCAAGTATTCGCCATACATGGGGTGAGCAATTGTATCCGTCCATGTTTGCCATATTTCAAGATTTTTCATAATACCTTTGCTCATTTCTGAACCGAATGCATCATAATCACTTCTTTGGCGTAAAATCCATTGTCCTATTTTTTTTTCCAAAGAGTCTTTCGATTCAGATGATGGTCTTTTTCCATTATTTTCAATGAATTCACACATTTTTTTGTGAGAATTCTTCCAATTGTCAACTATTCCATAAAGTGCTTCACAATATTTCGGGTCAATAATCAAATCACTCCACAGTTGCCATATTTCCGGTGTTTTCATACTTTTATCACTATAATGTGGACCAGACTCATTATATTGTTGTTTCTGTGTGCCAATCCAACTTCCTAATTTTTTTTCATGACGAATTTTTGAGCCGTTTGATGGAGCATGACCGTTTTTTTCAATAAATTCGCATATTTTTTTATGACTATTTTTCCAAATTTGAAGTGGGTCTGCTAATGCTTCTCTATATTTTTCATGAGCAAGCGTATTCATCCATATTTGCCATAGTTCTGGATTTGTTTTCATAATACCTTTGCTCATTTCTGAACCATTGGCGTCGTAGTTATCTTTTTGGTTTGAAACCCATGATCCCATTTTTTTGTCGCCAGAATTCTTTGCAATTGTTGAAGGTGCTCGACCATTTTTTTCAATATATTCACAAACATTTTTGTGATTATTTTTCCAATTTTCAACAAAGTCAATCACCAAATGTTTGTTATATTTTGGGTCAGCAAGTGTGTCGGTCCAAATTTGCCATATCTCTGGATTTTTCATAATCTGATTACTAAATTCCGGGCCACGTGATTCATAATTTGCCTTTTGTGTTGAAATCCAACATCTTAACCCTTTTTCAGCAGGTAGTTTTGAATGTTTTGATGGAGAACAGCAATTTGTTTCAATGAACTGACACATCTTCCTATGCTTATTCTTCCAATCTTGAACTGGGTCTGCTAACGCTTCGCTGAATCTTGAGTCAGCAAGCGTATCAGTCCATATTTGCCATATTTCTGGATTTTTCATTCGGTATTTGCTGAACTCTGAACCACGTGGGTCATAATTACATTTTTGATTTGAAACCCAACTTCCTAATCTTTTTTCTTCTGGGTTTTTTGAAATAGATAATGGTGATTTCTGATTGGAATCAATGAATTTACACATTTTCTCGTGTGTATTTTTCCAATCTTGCACATAATCTATTACCAAATACTTGGTATATTTTGGATTGGCAAGAGTTTCGGTCCAGCTTTGCCATATTTCTGAATTTTTCATTCCATGTTTGCTGAATTCTGACCCACTTTCATCATAATTTCTTTTTTGATGACCAATCCACCCTCCTAACTTCTTTTCAGAAAGGTCATTTGATCTTTTATTTGGCACCTTCCCATTTTCATCAATAAACTCGCACATCTTCATATGGTTCTCCTTCCACAATTCATCATTATCCAACCGCTCTACCTGACATTCCAGTACCCCTGAACCGAATTGTTCTCCCAACACGACGTCCCCCATTCTCCAAAGCAATTTGATTTCATCGTTGGTGTGGATATTCATTCTCGGGCGGTTGGTCGCCTTTGGCGGGTTCAGACGTCTATTTGAATCTTCTTCGTCTTCCGCTTCACCATTGACTGGTGCAATCCGATGATATCTCGTTTCCATTTCACCATCATCGTTTTCCTCCTCTACTTCGTAGAAGCGCTGAATCGGTCTCTCTTCTTCTTCTTCATCGCACGATTCATCATCATCAAATCCCCGATACACAATCGGAACATCGACATTTGAAGTATGGATTTCAACCCTGTCGCCGGTTTCTACCAGATCATCAATGTCTTCGGGATACAAGACGTTCGGTTCTGCGTCATCTTCCGCACAGTCTTCTAAAACACGGAACCCCTGTTCTTCCAACGCATGTTTGCGCTCCGACTCCGTGAATTTGCTCGGGTATCGCAAACACAACTCATACAATTCGGGGTCTTCCTGTTTCAGTGCCGCGACGATATTCATAATCGCGTTATAATCGCCATTCTCTCGGTCGTTCAATTGTTCCCTGATTAAACTATCTTGTTTCTCGGCATCATCGCCTGCTGCCACATATTTATCCCATCCAATACAAACGGGAATCAAAATCGTCGCCGGTTGTCTATCTGTTCCCGCAATCTTGCGGCAGATGCGCCCGATATTTTGAATGATGGATATGACCGACGATTTCGGGTCTACAAACACGCACATATTCGCATGCTTCGTATCAACACCTTCGCCAATCGTTCGACACGATGAGACGATATAGATTTCATCATCGGTGCAGGTTTCAAACGCACTAAGGATTGCGTCCTTGTTTTTTGTTTCAGCTGTGATTGCCGTGAATATTACATTGGAAGAAGTAAACTTCCCGACCTTATCAGGAAACTCCTTCGCGCACACCGCGCGAAACGCTTCCACGAATTTCGCTTTATCCACAAATCGCAATACGGATGTTTCCGAATCACTCTCTGCCGCTGCATCGGCATGGAAAGTAAGCACTCGCGTATTCCCTGTCGTGAGAATCGCCCGTGCGATGCTTTCATACATATTCCCCAGTGTGTCTTGGGTGTAAAGGTCTATGCGCAATTCAAATAGCGAGAGAATGGCGTCACGCAGTCCTTGCAAATACGTGTATTCCGACGCCAGCGGACCGCAGTCGCCGTACGTTCCCATTTCATCGCGTTCGCGGTCAAACATCACAATGCCATTCTGGTTGGCTGGCGTGGCAGTAAAGAATACCTGCTTTTCATACTTGACACGATATTCATCGCTGTACACGAGTTTGGAGTATTCGGGGCTGGTTGTCCTGTGCGCCTCGTCAAAGCACACAATCCCGATTGTTGTATCACCGATGCTCGAAAGAAGCACATCTAAACTCTGATAAGTCACGCAAATGATTTTCCCTTGTTGTTTAGTATTCAGCTTGTTAATAAAATGATGGATTTGTGCAGGATCAGTTGTGCTGGTGATATCTTTCAGTTCTTCACTACTTACATTTAATAAACAGTCGCTACTCACACTTCCGATGAGATAATCTTTTGTGAATTGTCGAATCAACGCGAGAGACGGAAATACGACCAAGCTTAATGGGTGATCGTGCTCCAATAGAATTCGTTTTATAACGAGTGATTTGCCTGTCCCACAAAACATTTTCACCACACAGCTGTCGCGCGTTTTCAACAATTCGGTTGTTCGATCATACGCATGTGTCTGACATGGACGCATCGATAGTTTCATTTCCAGTATCGGTCATGATATAGATACTCTATTTCTAATATGTTGTTCAATTTTAATTTTAAATACGATGTCAAAATCAGCAAAAAAAATGAAATCATTAATAATATCACAAAATTTCATTGTCAGTCAATCATCGTAACATGATTTGTCAAACGGATATAGACATAATTACATTTGATTGTGTAGACATCATCTCAATGACTTGGTTGGTCGTTTTAAATTCGATACTATTTATTGCAACCCTCTCTGGATATCTAATTTGTATGAAGTATATTACATATACGTATGACTATCATAACGAATGGTTCAATGTATTGCTAACTCTGGCATTTACGCCGTTCTACAGCTGTTTTTTTATTCGCAAATTCTCTTTAACCCGAATACGGTATTATATGGCACCGGAACGTAGAAGCGTATTACTATATCCCATTGCAACTGGCGTTCTTTATACTGTCGAAACGATTCTTGTATTTTTTGTGCTGAACACGGTCACGCTGAGTTACTATACGATAATGCGTTCGGGATTCATTATTTTCAATATTCCATGGTTCAAATACCTTCTGAAAAAACCCGTGACTCGACTATATTATGCGAGCTGCGCCGCACTGTTTGTTTCGCACGTGATTGTATCATCGCAGTACGTGTTTCAATACCAGTCCCAATCCAATGCAGCGGATAGTCAAGTGCAAAATGTAGTCCAGAACATGATTATTATATGTATATCGTGTTTTTTAAATTCCGCGTATAACAATGTCATCGAATATACAATGTCGAAATACGGTGAAATTATCACAAATATTGACTTTCAAATCATTTTTCAGAGCACATTTTTCGTGATTGCGGCACCCTGGGCGGTGTATTATACTACGTTCAACGTCCCTCCATTAAATTCAAGTTCGGTGGCAATGTACGTGTTTATCGCGTTTGGATTGCAGCTATACATGTTTAATAAAATATATATTCTTAACAACAAGCGTGTGGAAATTCCCACAAATATCCTTTTGAGTGGATTGGACATATTGCGTCGCGTGATTCAGCTCACGTATTCGTTTGTATGGTTCAAAGAACCATTTGATGCAATGATCGGAATTTCGCTGCTATTTTTGGGGCTATCTGGAGGACTTCTGCTCTATCAATACGTCCGCGATTATATGGTAAGGGTAAAACTACATCATTTGCCCATGGTAGAGATGGACGTGCCCGCTGACGCCGAGTAGTAGTGAAACGATATTAACCATAAAACAGTATGTTCTTGAATTTTAATTTTAAAATTCATTATGATGTCAATTTCAGTAAAAAAATTGAAATCATATTTAAAGACATGTATCATACAGTAGCTGGCAACATACCAACATACAGAGATACACCATTACAAATGGCAGCAACAACAAGCGCAATTCATACCGAGACATTTCAGAACCAGTATACTGATGCTGGCAGTCATGTCAATATCAATATAGATGGGCGCAGAGCCTTCTATCAAGTGACAGATGTCATGCAGGAAATCGGAATTCGAGATCGCAGATTCGATACCATTGTGCTTCAATCTTCCGCTCAAACTGGCGTTTTCATGCACTATATCGTGTTTCGTCAGAACATGCCAACTCCACAACCGATTCTACCGATTGCTACATCGATCGCGTCTGCAGCAGCCGCCGCAGCATTATACGCCATATCGCATCGTCCAGAAGTTCCGGAAGTTGCTCCAGAACACATTCGAGTGGACGCCACAATCGTGCTATACAACCGCGCTACCGATCGCTTCTACAGCGATGGTGCGTATCACAGCCACACATTCTCCCCGATTTCCGACTCGTTCGTATCCGTTTCTGACGAACACATTGCAAACGAGAAATTCAAATTCTACAAACAGCGCGTGTGACCCGCGTGACATGTGACCCGTTCATGTAAAAGTAAACTTCATCATCCCGCTGACTTTTTCTGGTAAATCGCCGGCAAATTTACTGGCCAGCTGCTGCGGTCCGAGACGTATTTCCGATAAATAGTTGAAGAGGTAAATCATGAGTATAATTAGAAGCGCGGCGCTTATCATGAACGAGCCGCTTTCGGTACTTTCGCTGTTTGCCATGTTTCGAAATGTAACCACAACTATAAAAATCATGAGAGAAAGCCACAAGATGTAATACCCCAGCCTGGATTTGACGCCCATAGACGAATCGCTGACCTTCCCGTCATATGTTACCATATTTTTTTTAATGTCGACATATTCGTTCAAACTACTGTTCACGTGTTGCGTGGAGCGCTGAATAAGCTCGCCCTGAGAATCCAAGTGTGACGAGTTATCATTATTTTGAGTGCGCGCAATATCCACGCGCTCTATTTTCAACTTTTGCGAGGCAACCTTCAACTGCTCCTCTATTTTATCCAGATTGCCTTTCAGAGCGAGGATGCGGCTCGGCATTTCACCGCATATGAAAGATGTGTCGGTAACTAAACCGGTCTCGGTGGCTGCCTGGTTGATGAGTCCACCCATGAGTCCACCCATCGCAGTTTGAAATGATTCCATTGAATCAAATGGGACCACGTTACCAGATTTTACTTTATTCCAACATGATTCGTGAGAATTATTTACAGAAGCGGTTAAAACCGACTTGTCAAATATATGCGCAACGCCTTCGATATTTACCCACGCATACACCATTCCCCACTCATCCGCCCGCGGACCCGAACCGGGATGGGGGAATTTCAAGATTTTTCCAGCAAGCGTCATATTCTGGCCGCTTTTAATTTCGTATTTTGCAGTTGATACATCACCCTGTATTGGAAAAGCCGCAAGCTGTGTAAGAGTTACGAGTTTAGGGGTTGCAGTCGGGTCGTATGCTGGGATGGTTGCGACGGGTAAAGGTGAACCTGGGGCCGCTTTCGGCATTCTGTAACGGTATCCATATGCGTTGACATAATAAATTTCAAACTCTTCAGCGACAACCGGATTTACAGAGCCCGCCTTGGTTACGACTTTTATAAACGAATTTAAGAATGATGTAAAGCTGTAATTTTGTTTAAATAGGTTGTAGCTCTTCAGCGCATCGGCATATACCTTGTATTCCTGTTCATACTTGTCGGAAAGCGCTTGGTATGCACGCAATTCGGCGCTTGAACTTGCAGTCGACCGCTGATTCTGATTCTGAAGAGATTCTGTTCCGGTAGTTGCACCTGCAGATACAGGCACGCCGGTAGTAAACCCTTCTGAGATGGTTTCGAACTCGGGACCACTTGAACGCTCTATCAAGTCCAAGTCGGGCTTTTGAACCGTAATTTCGGTTGTTCGCGCACTTCCATCTATGTTGCCGTCTGTGCTTACAAGCAACGATTTTCCAGAATAGTATCTTGACCGGTCGTTGACAAATTTTCCCTGCTCTAAACTGGGATTATTAAACCGAATATCGGGTGTAGCTCGCAACGTTCCTAAAAAATTATTAAATACTTCATCTAAATACATATTGTTCGTGTTCGTATTTTATTTTATTATGGTAAATTATATATTATATTTATGATAGATAAAGATAAATAGATATTATTAGTTTAGATATAAATTATAAATTATAACGAACGAAATGTTTATAATTTGTAATTTGTAATTTGTAAATTGTAATTATAATTAATTATGCAGTTTCGGTAAATACCTTGTGTGCTAAATAGCATATGCCGGTGCTCCCACCTAAAAATACGAAATTACTGAAAATGTCGCGTCGATACAATCCAACTTCATTTTTATATGACTGCATTGACCCCTCGGTCTTATCCGTGAGAGTATCCATAGTGGCCGAAACGGCACCCAGCACCCGTTTGTTGCGATAAATACCGTTGTCTATTTCTTCCATTAGCGCCGAATTATCGCGTATTTTTTTAGTGAGTTCGTTTTTCAGAGTTTCGAGTTGTGCCATTATATTGGAAAACGTTCGGTAGTTCGGATTGTCAATTGTCGATATATTTTTCGGGTTTCCCGCAGGTCTTGCTCTTACTTGCGCATTTATGTTATTTTCATATGCGATATAATTTTGAACAAACCCGCCCCCAAAATCCTTTATACTATATTGCAGTGCATCCAATTTAGTTTTTGAATCGCAAACATACTTGAATTTCGCTTCGCACGGCGTAATTGCGGAAGGGGCTGTCATTTTAGCGTCTGTATGATGTATGTGATGTATGTTATATGTGTATATACTTATTATATTATTATATTTATGAATTGAATTTATAAATTTCGTATTTAGTTATAATGATGGTATATATGTATTATGTATAATGTATATGTATATGTATATGTATATGTATATGTATATGTATGTATACCGATGAATTGTATATAAAAATAAAATATGTGCGTATCTTATAAACTTTGACTCCCATACCATTCACTATCTAATCTACAATGATTGCTCTCGCTCACTCTCCTGCCGATGCCACCGCGCATGCGCACCTTAATCTCAGGCCTAACCAGTTTGGGCTCAAGCAACCTCAACCCCAGTTTAACCCTCACCATTCGCTCTGTTTTTCAACTCCTCAGCAACCGTCTACTAAGGGTTTGACCATCAAAAAGGTCGTTTCCGCCATTCACAAAGTGGGTGGAGCTGCTGGAAGGGTCGCCAACGTTGCTGGTAAAGTTGCAATGGTTGCCGCACTTATCTGAATAAATAATATTAAACAAAATAATTAAGTTAATTATATATTAATTTAATTACTTTCGCGATTATTCTACTTAAACATAATTACGTATTTCAAACATATTTTTATTGTATAACCATTGTATTGTGTATTGTATAGTTTTAGTTTCAATATGAACGAAAGTTGCAGTATTTCAAGCGACAGATGCTTGGATTTTGGGTCCCTACTCTTGAGTTTAGGGATAACTATTATTTTAGTAGGCGCGTTGTTCTATTATGTTCGACAGCGTTTCGAAGTATTGGAAGTATCGCATAAGGAGCAGATTGGTGTCATGCAGAATTTCATCACGTCCATTGGCGATCAATTCCAGCGAATGCAGGGGTATATCGAAAGTAAGGTTGGGGGAGGAGCGGCGACTATAATCGCGAGCGCTCCTGCTGCTGCTGCCGAAGCCAAACCGGCAGCATATATGCAGGTGCATAATAATTCAACATCTCATTTAATAAATGTATCCGATGATGACCTCGGCAGCAGCAGCAGTAGCAGCAGCAGTGAAAGCAGTTATGGCGACGATGACAACAGCGAAACAAGTGACACTGCGTCCGAAAGAGGCGGTATTAAAATTTACGATGACGACGCCGACGAAACTGATGCGAATAATGACGATATAAAAAACCCGTTTACAGACAGTATTAAAATTATCGAATTGAACGACTCTCCCGAGGCCGAGACTGATGACGATGACGATGACGATGACGATGACGATGACGATGACGATGACGATGATGACGATGATGACGATGATGACGATGATGACGATGATGACGAATATGATCCAAACGTTGATAATGTAAATACAATCCACATAGCAACCGAGGTGCATGTTATAAAAAACGACCATACTTCACCACCCCCCACTAATAACACAGATTCAAGTGACGATCGCGGAAATTCACGCAGCATTTTGGTTGATCTTGATCTTAATGTAAGCGATATTGTGCTGGATGAATCATTTAACCAAAAACTCGATTCATTCCCCTTACCAGAAGATGTTGGTGATGAAGAATATGAAGATACAACTATTCAAATCGGAAAGAAACGGTCTTCAAATGGCGAGTCTGCAACAACTTCAAAATATGCGCAAGTTTCAATTAAGCAACTTCGCCAGATGGTGAAACAGATGGATGCGCACAAGAAGACAGATACGTCGAAAATGAAGAGAGACCAACTTATCACGATGTTAACTCCCGATTAATCAAAATTTAAACTTTAGACGTTCTCTATTCATTCTCTCGTTGCATTGACAACAACAATAATATCCATAATTAAAAATATATTAAATAATATAATAACTAACTACTAATAATAACTAATAACTACACATATATTATATTATATTATATTATTACCAACCAACCTTCATTTCGAATACAAACATAAAATACAGAAATACAAAAATACAATGAGCTGGGGAACTGCATATTCTGGTTCAAACAATTTACACTTTAACTTTCCGCCTATTATGGAAGACGGGCGAACATATTCTACGTGGGTCCCTGGATCAGCAATCAATGACCAGCTGCGCACACAGAACAATATCGAAACCAACTGGGATTATCGTCAATTTCTGATGCATAATTCAACAGGTGTAATGGACGGAAACCTGCAGCAATGCTTTGCGCAGTCCGGGTATTCCAACTTATACGGACAGCCGGTCTCCAATAGCCCGTTTCTTTACGCCAATGTTGCGGACAAGAGTCAGCCGTATGGTTATGAAGAGAGCGATTTAAAGAATATTTACCTCTCGCGAAATGATTTGCAAAGCCGGATGGTCGCGCCAATTGTGACACAAGACCAGATGCTCATGCGTCAAATGACATCGTCTATGATTCCGACAAACTCCAAACACAATTCAAAGTGAACTCACGCGTAAAATCAAAAATCAAACTATGATTGATATAACTAATTATTTTATATCAATATATCATATATTCATATTAATATACAACCGAAACTAACTTATCTAATGGCAAAAAAGGGTGTAACCAAAAATAATGGTCCAATTAAAGGTAACAACAGCAACAGCAACCGCAACAGCAACAACAATAATGGAGGTATATTAGGATCCGGTATTTTCGGACATTTTGGGTCAATCGTGCAATGTGATGCAAATGACGATTCGATGTTTTGCACATTAAGTAAACTTGTAAGCACTATCATGATGCTTATATTTTTAGCGGTAGTCGTATATTTAATATACTATGTATTCTTGTGCACAAGTGTTTAAATTATTTATTTTGCATAACTGTTGCCATCTTTAGGCAAACTCAAATCAGACTTGAAAAATGTGCATTTTATTTTATTTTATGTTCACATAAACTATATAAACTAATACATAAATATAAATAACACAAACATAAGAAACAACACATGAGTGCAAACCCAAAAGCAGTTCCTTGTTTGGCAACTTTGGCAGGGTCATCTAATTCTGTTGCGTTTCATCCAACCGCGCGCCTTCTGGCAATCGGCAGCGACGACAGGACCGTGAAGTTGTGGGGGCTGTCGCCCAACAACTCGTCGGCGTTTTGTGTGGACACTCTGACGGGGCACAGCGAAGCTGTCACATCTGTCGCGTTTGATCCAACGGGAACCCTTCTGGCAAGTGGCAGCGAGGACAATACCGCGAAGTTGTGGCGGCTGTCGCCACGCAACTCGTCGGCGACTTGCGTGGCGACTCTCACGGGGCACACAGACGGTGTTAACTCTGTCGCGTTTGATCCAACGGGAACCCTTCTGGCAACCGGCAGCGACGACAATACCGCGAAGTTGTGGCGGCTGTTGCCCGACAACTTGGAGGCGACTACTTGTGTGGCGACTCTGGAGGGGCAGGAGGGGCACAGAAACTGGGTTAATTCTGTCGCATTTGATCCAACGGGAACCCTTCTGGCAACTGGCAGCCAAGACAAGACCGCGAAGTTGTGGCGGCTGTTGCCCGACAACTTGGAGGCGCCTACTTGTGTGGACACTCTGAGGGGGGGTGGGTGGGTTTACTCTGTCGCGTTTGATCCAACGGGAACCCTTCTGGCAACCTGCAGCCCCGCAAAGTTGTGGCGGCTGTCGCCCGATAACTCGTCGGCGACGACTCTGGAGGGGCACAGCAGGTGGGTTACATGTGTCGCATTTCATCCAACCGCGCGCATTCTGGCAACCGGCAGCGAAGACAGTACGGTGAAGTTGTGGCGGCTGTCGGCCGACGGCGCGACTTGTGTGGCGACTCTGAAAGCGGGCCGCGGCGAAGTTACTTCACTCGGATTTGATCCAACGGGAACCGTTCTGGCAACCGGCAACGTCGACGGGACGAAGTTGTGGGACTGCCGTCAATTTCAACGTAAGAATGTCACTGATGATTTTAAAGAAATCTCAAGCGTGCTTGCGAAGAAACTGGTGGGTGATTCCGTCAAGGGTCACAGCTCCATGAAAAGTGCGATAACACATCGCGTGGCACTTGGCAAAGGCGAAAGGTGGTTGGGCGTTAATCCCTACATGGCAGCTATGGTAAGCGAACATCTGAAAAAATTATATCGTATGAGGAGCGCAAATGGTAGTGTGGTTGTCCCGTTCAACTTTCCGGGTGTGCAGCACAGGAACATGATGAAACTGTTAAAAAACAACCCCGAAGACGATGACAAACGTTCCGGCGGTTCAAAATGGACGAGGGCCCGGCCTAGGTCAAAGTCAAAATCAAAAATGATGAACATAAACCGCACCACCTTAAAGCGTAAACCTCCTAAACAACACTAATCAACAAAATGGCGTGCCCCGCCATTCACATCAAGTGGTAGTGGCAGCATTGGTAGTAAAATGACGAAGATATCGCGATGATTTATTTATATACTTTCAGTTATTTAGACATTTTGTTTATTTAATTTTATTTTTTTATCTTTTATGATGTTATAAATACAAATTTTTATTTATTACATTCTTCTCTCATTTTAAAATGGATATCATGATGTTTCTTTACGCAGCGGTGCTGTTTTTCGTGTTAACTCCCGGCACCCTCGTATACCTTCCTCCCCGCGCTTCTCGCACGGTTGTGGCGCTCACCCACGCGGTTGTTTTCGCGTTCGTGTGGTCGTTCACTAACCAGGCCGTCTTTTCCGCTACTCGCGGAATTATGTAAAACATTGTTGTATTATGAAAATTACGCAAGTAAGTATATAAAATAAAATATTGTATTAATTAAATTTAAAATCATTTAATTAAAACATAATTTAAGTCACATAATGTTGTTTAGCAATGGAAGTGATCGTATACAATTTCTTTTGATGCTGTTTGGTTTGATCATTTTGAGCGGGGCGGTACTGAAATATAACGTTGAAGGAACCGAGGGACTCGAAAACATGCAGCGCCAAAATTTCAAACTGACACCAGGCGAGTTTCCCAGAACCCTGGATTCGCTGCTTCTCAATCCCGAATTTCCGACCCCGGGATCGGTTTTGAACATTTCGTCAGCAGCACCCGTGGATGCTGCAATAACCCAGTCGCAAATTCTCTCGGCGTCGGAATACCCCACGAAAACAAGTAACTCAAGATATGTGCAGAGCCCGGATAATGATACGTGCATGCCAATGACCATGTGCAATTCATTTTACGGGATTCGCAACGAGCAAGCGCCGCCTCCGCCCGCACCCATATCATTGACTGACTCGCGCAGACGCGTGAATTTTTACGCTACGGAAGATAACAATGTTTCAGCACCGCTTCATGTCGAGCACTGATTTCGTGGTTTTAATAATAGAGTCGGGATACTTTAAATCCACCAACACTTTGATTCCACCGCGCACTTTTGAAATTCCAGGAACCACTTTATAATGATATACGTAGTCCATTCCGCTCGCATCTTTGGCACTCGTTTCCATGTGCAGATTGCGTATGTTCGCGTTCGGTGGCGGCAGTGTTTCGCTTCGTTTTTTACGAACAACAGCAACTTTGCGTTTCTTGCCGCCACAGCCTCGAAACAGCTCGCACAGCTGTATGTAGTGCGTCGTAAGCATAAAGTCCACATTTCGCATTCCAGAAATGCAGTCCACGTAGCCGTATGCGCTGGCTACTGCTTCATATGGGTTGGTCCCCGAATAGAGCTCATCAAAAATGCAAAAATGTCGCTTGGTCGAGTTTTTCGTGATGCAATCCAGTATTTCTTTGCACCGACGAGACTCTGCCTGAAACAGGCTGTCTCTACCCGACGTGTCGGGTATGTTAAGATAACAGTGCAGAAAGTGGTATGGCGCGATTGTAGCGGAGTCGTATGCGCCGTACCCTATTTGTTGCGACAGTATGATGTTGAATAGCGCGGTTTTTATGATGGTGGTTTTACCGGCGGCATTTGGACCGGTAATAATAAGTTTCTTGTCAAGAACGAGGTCGTTCTTTACAATACGATCAGATACAGTATTAAAGAAGTATGCGCCCTTCATAGACGTATGGTGATCGTTGCCAGATTCTGAATCGGATCGGACAAACGTGCACGCGCTTAGTGCGCCAGATGATATGTTCGCAACAATACCGCACAGGTGTTCGTAATACGCGTTGAATCCAAACGAGTATTGCATCATGTGGTCCACATCGGCATCGTTGAAAAACATGTAGTAGTATTTCATAACGTGACCGATTCGACCGATTGCGCGCATTGACAGTGAAAACGGCTCAATGTCTGCCATTTCCTCGCACATGACACGCACTCCGTGCAGCTCCGCACTCAAGCACCCGCCAAACGCATTGTAAAACTGCATATCCTTTTTATCATCACTCAATTTTGAAGAACAGCACCGTAAAATGCGGTCCATTTTTTTGGCAGTGTTCTCGAGATAGGATCGCACCATGATAAGGTGGTCGTGTATCATGTAGATATTATTGTAAAACCGGTAGCACGACATGGTGTTCTGATACACTTGTATAAAATAGAAAATCACCGACATGAGAATATATAGTTTTTTTTCCATACTAACGCTGTCAAACTCTGTAAAGAGTTTACCGATGGCGTGAGTTGACGCCAGCATTTTAAGCACGTCGGTGTATCTGTCCACGCTGATATCTACGCCACGAGCTTTCAGAATGAAGAATGGCACAATGAGCAGCAGAATCGGCATCATCAACGATATCAGCGGGGTAGAAACATTGTAGATGGACAGCACCTGAAGGACGTTGGGCATTGTGTTTAATTGCTCAATAATTGGAAACGGTGAAGCGTCAATATACCCGAATTTATCTTTGAATCCGACACGATTCGTTTTCATGGTTTTCCAAAATGCCTCAATTTGCGTGTGAGCTGCTGAATCTTTGGATGATGATGATGATGATGATGATGCGGGCGAAGATTCAAGCTCCGCCCGAAAATTGGCAATAACCGATTGCGTTGCCCTTAAAAATGCGATATTTGTCGTGAATGTCTCGCTCCACAAATGCAAAAACTGGCGTCCATATACGGATGATGTCGTGTTGCTTGCATCCGTCAATCGGGAATAGAGCGAACGCGTCGATTCAGTGTCTTTCGCGGAAATGAGCTCCAAATCATCCACTACCGGTTTGGATAACGTGTGTTGGTCCTCCGCGGGAAGGTATGATATAGGCAGCCGAAAAACCGAAGGCGCAGATGGTGTTGCGGCTGCGGCTATTGTCGAATTCGAAATTGATTTTGTATTATCATCATCGAAATCCAGCTCTTTACCAATAAACAGTTTCATAACATTTCGAAGTGATTGTGGGTGGTTGTTATTAGGTTTATTCAGTTTATTAGTGTCGCTGCTATCGCTTTCAAATGATGATGATGATGATGATGATGATGATGATGATTCACTTACATCATCCGAACATGCCGAATTCAAAAAATCCGCTATAATGGTTTGCATTTTATTCAATTATTTAATTCTAATTCTAAATTTATTAAATGATAATTATAGTAAAAATATAATTAATAAACGAATAAGTCGTAAATCATTTATATTATTATTTTATCCGTACATATTAGCACATTAGTGGAACTTATAATTTGAATTTGATCGAACGAATGAAACATTCATTGCCGAATAAATTAACTGTTTCGGGATTTAATGCATATGTTATCTCCGACTCCGCGTCTAAACTGGTATACGCTTGCGCGCTAATCCGCGGAGGGTTTTATAACGAATTTTCTGACAACGAGTCCGGCATAAATCACCTGTTTGAGCACATATTAACCGAATCTTGGAAAAAATGCTCGCCAACCCGAAAAAGAAAAACAAACTGTCAACAATACTGGTCAGAACGACCGGTGAAATATAATGCGCGCACGACATCGCATACCGTGGCATACTATATGACCGGGTTGGACACGGAGCGAGATGAAATATTGAATTACATTAGCCAAATCATAACCGACCCACAATTTGATTTGAAAACCATAGAAAACGAAAAGAAGGCGGTATTGAACGAACTTACAATCATGCAAAATAATCCGGCGCACGCGCTGGCACATGCCATTTTTTCACACGTCGTATCCGAAGAAAGCGGGTTGCGAAATAAAACCAACATCCAGTTACAGATTGATAATTTGAAACGAATAACACCCGAGCAAATTATGAAATATCACGAGCGGTTTTATAATTCGAACAATATAACCTTCTTTTTTTCCGGAAACGTAACACCTGGACAAATAACAACAGTTTTATCACGAAATCTTAGTGCCATTAGCCGGCATCACAATGACAAACTCGAGCCAGAAACAGCGTTGGTTCAATCGAATAAGATTACCAATCCCGCATTTGAACCATTCGGTGAAAATGAAACGTATAAACGGTCAGAATTTCCAATTATTATTAAAAATGCTTCTGCAAAAAATACGGAGTTTATTATTTGCATTCCCGCCCGTCAAGACCGCGAAACAAAAGATATTATTCTGAAACGGAATCATTTTTATTTGTGCGCAGATATCGCGCAAACCGAATTGGGCGAATTGTTGAGGAAAAAACACGAGCTCGTATATGGCATAACCGTTCAACCCTACGTATCCACTCGTAGCAACTATATAATTCTAAATGGGTCTTGTCAGGATGCGGATGTTATGCGCGTTATAACGCTATGTCTTCAGTATTTCACGACTCGTTGCACAGAGAGCGCACCGAATAAAATAATATCCGCTGCCAAGGGGCGAATCGAGTTGGGCGAATACAATACGATTCGGACCGTTGCAGATCTTATGCAATTTTACGAGAGCTTTTTTATTTTCTTTTTACAATTTTGGGGAGATGTCCCAGTCGACAAATTGGTGGTTCCGTTTGAACCTCCAGATAAAACGTTAAAATATTTTACGTCTGCAACCAGCGCCGATATGATGAATCAATTTAAAGGATTTGATACGTCGCGCGCGGTGTATGGATACATAGGTAAGAGTAAACATAAAAAATAATAAACGAATTAAAAACAACTCAAGAATCATATAAAACTTAAATAATATAATTATAATAATTATATAATGGCCGCAGCCGCTGACGCGGATGAAGTGGTGGTTCATATCACCAAAGAAAGCGCCCGGCGAATTCTGAGCGATGTGCGCGAACTGATATCATGTCCGCTCCACGACAACGGAATATATTACATGCACGACGAAGACGATATTCTCACGGGATACGCCATGTTATACGGACAATCGGACACATTATACGAAGGTGGATATTATTTCTTCAAAATAAAATTTCCAGCAGATTACCCGCATTCGCCGCTGATAGTTACATTTATGACGAATGATGGTAAAACGCGCATGCACCCCAATTTTTATAAAACCGGATACGTATGCCTCTCCGTGCTTGGAAATTGGAGAGGTGATCAATGGTCTGGCTGCATAACTCTCAAATCGGTGCTCCTCACAATGATATCCATCATGGACGATAGGCCAATATTGCACGAACCTGGCGTGCGCGAAGCTCATGCTGATTTTTTACCGTATCATCGCAGCATTGAATATAAGACAATTGAATTTGCGACGTGCAAGTTATTAAACGACGCCGAATTTAACCGGTATATTCCACTTCCACCAAGCTGCAGGGCTTATTACCAACCGATTATGCGCGAGCTGTTCGTGACAAACCGCGAAAGAATATTGGAAAGAGTCCGCGCGCTGGCAGATGCTAACAAACACGAAGCTACTTTAACCGTATCCATTTACGCAATGACAACCACGCTTGATTATCCGCAACTTGTTCAACTTATTGCGAAAATGAAAATATAAAATGGGAACGAACCCAAAATTAATCGCGATATTTAAGAATCAATTTTTGATACGACGACAATAAAATAATTATAATGATTTCTGTAATTATAATTATTATAATTTGTGCAATTCTTTAATTTAATAATTAATAATAAAATAAAATATTAATAAGAAGTAGTATTACATTACAATCATAAAAAAGTAGTCTAAAATGGATGATGCATTGGGTCCGGGTTATGATTACTGGAAAAGTATAAAGTCTCCAAATGAACTGGGTATGAGCGACGAGGGGACGATTCGCGCGCTCTCGAACGATATAAGCGGGTTACTTTCATATGTCAGCGTTCTTGTTACCGGAAAATCAGATGCATCTGTTACAGGCGAACCACTTGGAAACAAATTCTTTTCAAAAACAATGGCCACGTGTAAAAATGTGGAGGCCGATCCAAAACAGCCGGACAGCGAGAAAAACCCGATAGTGGTTCCGCGATACATTTATGTGGACAATATGCCCGATGGCACAATCCCATTTATTCCAAGTGGACCCGACGGGGGAAAATTAAAAGACTTTCGGGGTCTCATTCCAGGCGCTATTGGAAACTTGTCAGCGTTTAGTCCGTCGGGGTTTGGTCGGGCATTCACAATGGGTAACCATCCCGATTGCATAAACATCGCTCTCGAAACAGTCGATAATGATAACAACTATGGGGAAGAAACACACTACGTTGCGGTAGCTGATATAATGCATGAGATTAAAAGCGCTAATATGAAGAATGGAAATCCGGTTGGAAACGTAAAAGACCCGTGCAGATTTAAGGATTACACCAACCCAGCAACGAATGCTAAAAAAACAAAAAAGGAATGTGATCCGGATGAAAAAGATGATTTTTCTTTGTTGAGACAATCACATATTGGCGGCGATAGCGTAAATCATGATTCTCACACTGACTCGGATTCCGATTCCAGTTCCGATTCCAGTTCCGATTCAGAAGATGGGTCTGTAAACAAAGGAGAGAATAAGAAGGAAAAAAAACGACTCAAGAAAATGAGGAAACAACAGAAGAAGGATAAAAAAATGCACGACATTTATGCCCGCGCAGGGTCCAATGCAACGGTGTCAACATCGGCACAGCAACAATATGTGCCTGAAAATAGTGCCCGATCATCCTATGATATTATGAGCGTTAACAACGATACCATGTTCGACGATGTGAAACCACGCCGTCTTCTTGATAAAAAACAATTCAGATTACCTCACGATACAGCGTCGCGTATTTATTATACCGCTATCGCTGGAATCGGATTGTATTTGCTCTACAAGTTAATGTTGAAAAAGGTAAAACGGTGATAATGATAATCAATGTTAATATATATCACGAACCAGTTTGATTCGTGATATTACAAACAAACAAACAAACAATCCAACCCAATTCACTGCCGCCTGGTTCGGTTGTTTACGGCTGCCGCCGCCGCATTTTTTGGTCTATGGTGTTTCGATTTATGTTTGTGGGATTTTCCACCTTCTATTTTGCCGTCTGCATTTAATGCATCAGTCGCTTTAGATGCTTCCGTTCGTTCAGGTGGTTGTGGTTGTGGTTGTGGTTGGGCTACCGGTTCGGCAGCGGGTTGGGGCTGGGCTACTACCGGTTCGGCAGCGGGTTGGGGCTGGGCTACTACCGGTTCAGCATTTTCGGGAGGTATATCGTCGGATACAACCGGTCCAGAACCTTCACCTTCAGTGCTTACGGAACTGGCGTCACTACTATCATCATCGCTCGACACAGAACTTTCTTCATTCACGTCGGATTCTTGACCTTCACCCTCACCTTCACCATTTTCTGCGGTAGCTTCTGGTTCCGCGGCGGCGACTGGTGACGAGTCATCATCGTTAAGAGCACTGGTACCGGTAGCAGCAGCAGTAGCATCGGGCACAGGTTCTGATGATTCTGAACCTTGAGACAGCACTGATTCTTCGTCATTCCCAGAATTTGCAACGAGTGCGGCTTTACCGGCTGCAATCACCGTCTTCGATGCAATAAATGCCAATTGGAGCGCTTTCAGCGCATCTTCCACCGACCCAGTTGCTTGTTCGGCGGCCTCAATCGCCTTTGCAATTGTTCCAGACGTCATTTTCCGAATCCGTTCTTCAAGTTCTTTTATTCGGCGCTTGTCATCCGTCATTTCCGTTTCACCGGTCTCAGCATCAGGTGCAGCAGCGGCAGCGGCAACGGACTTTTCTTCTTCTACCACAGCGTCATTATTTTCTTCCGCATTTTCAGGTTTTGCAGCATCTTTACCTGCAGAGTCTATTGTATCGATTGCCGTTCCAAGCTGGTTTTTAACCATTGCACCGGAAGTTTCCAATGTAGTCCCGACTGCACTGGCGGTTGCCTTGAGTGTGTCAGCTGCATTGGATACCATGTTCTTTGTGTCATTCAATGTATTTTCCGCGGTACTTGCAATGTTTTGAGTAGTTGCAACTGTTTCATTGACCGTCTCTTTAACCTTTGCACTTGCCTTTTCAAATAGACCAGGTTCTTCGGCAGTTTTTTTCTCTTCATTTTCATCTTTATTATTGTCCTTAGTGACAAAATTTCTAACTTTATCCCACAGTCCAGGAGAAGGAGGATCGGCAGGAGGGGGATCTGCAGGAGCAGGAGGATCGGCACCACCATACATGCGATTATATTTGCGATACGCCGCGCCGTAAGTTGCTGCCGCCTTTACAGTGCGTCGTCGATTACGCTTAACGCGGTGTTTTGTGCCGCCAACTGCAGGAAGAATACCTTGTGTCATGTCAACAAAAATCAATTAATTATTATCGTAATATGGATTATATTTTTTCTTACTTATATTGTTATTGTTTTGTTATATATTGTTAATATAAATATATTATTATATTAATTAATATTAATTTATAATAATACAGAATTGCAAATTGAAAATACTAAAATGTTATGTTATATTTCTGTTAAAACTTTAAAACTTGAAGCGTTTGTATAATTCAAGAGCGACTAAACCACCGGCAATCTGAACGATCAGGTAGGGAATGAGATCTGCCCGGCTGAGTTTTCCGGCGGCATACATCATAATTGTGGTAGCGGGATTAAAATGACCGCCGGAAATAGAACCACCGACCATGATGGCGATAGCTAAAGCCGCACCGATTGCGATTGCATTACCGGTTGCGACGATTACATACAGGAAGAACAAAGTTCCTAAAAATTCAACGACGTATTTGTTGAGCATTGTATTAAGTTATAGTTATTGGGTTGTTGGTTATTATATATTTTAATAATATAAAATTTTTTACTAAATATAAAATAAAATATTTTTTACTAAAAACCAAACAATAACAATGAACGAACAACAACCAACAAACAAACTAAAAACTATCAGAAGGGCCTTCGGGCACTTCCTTTAAATTTGCGTTATTGAAATATTTTTTCCTGAAGTGCATCATTTGTTCATCGGCAATGCGGCGATTCGCAAAATCGGCAGGAGTCATTTTATTCGTAAGCATGTTTATAATCATGAACAGGGAGTACATGCCGCACTCCGTGTTCTTATACTGATGGTCCTTCTTGTTCACTATCAATTTCAGAGAAACGATGGGGCTCAATTTTGCAGCGTGCGAGATAATGCGTTCGGCGAGCACGTTCACCTCGGGTGGAATGTCTTCACTGGTGCTGTCAAAAAAAAACACGAACTGCTTTCTCACATCCACGAACATTGAAATCCAGTGCGAACCTGATTCGGTATGAGGATCCACGTTAAAAATGAACCCGAAATGACGCTTTCCTCTCGCGATCATATTTCCGATATTGAAGTCGCTTATATCCTTCCATACGTACTCGCCGTCAGGCATTTTCTTGTCAAAATCGATTGGCGACGGTCCCAGAAACATGAATGACGGGTAGGCGTGCTCGTACTGCTTCATAACATTTTCAATGTCGACACTGGTAAGCCACGTGTTTGGTTTTTTAACCCACTCCTTTGGTGCGCGCGGTGCAAACGTGTAATTTATCAAGTCGCGGTATTTGCCGTTCTCTTCCGTGATGAGAAGCTTGCGCAGCCAGCACGCCTCGTTTTTGCAAACGCGCGCCAGTTGTTGTCTGAGAAATGCCCATATTTCATTGGGATTATTTGATGTTATTTTCTCGTCGGAGTGTCTGGCGTTCCAGACAGCCTTGAGTTTTTCGAGCGCAGGATTGGAATAGCACGTATTCGCAACCGAATGGGCTTCGTCTGCTGAGCGAGGACCACATTTTAATGGTTCTGTAGCAGGCATTGATTGTATCAATTGAATTACTTAATTTATTAATTTAAATTATTAACTTTATAATATTATTTATACCTTGTTTATATTTTCGAATATTTAATTTATATATAGTTAGGTTAGTATTATATTATATTATATTATTCGAGTGAACCGGATCCGAATCCGGATTCTGGTTCTACCTTATCGGATTTATTTTTAGGTTTCCGTTTATTCGGTTTAATCCCTTTTGTTTTAAACTGGGCATCTTTGATATTTACATCTTTTGTTCGCGGAATACACGAGATTTTGGGCGGTTTTATAGTAGCAGCAGTAGCACTAGCAGCAGTAGCCGTATTTGATTCAAGATGAATCGGTTTTGATACAAATAAACGTTCGATTGCATTCGCATGCGGTGTGCGAATTAGAACCGATTTGGATTCTTCTACATTTGGATTGAAACACAGCTTATTCATCTTCATTACAGCTGCTGCTGCTGCATGTTCGGGGTCGTCGTTTACGTTTGCATCCGATCCGCCGTGTGCGGCAGCCGGCTTCGTTTCAGCTGAAAGATCCGAATACTCGTCCTGAATCGTATCTGCCAAATCAATAAATTTGAAATGCATTATGCACGCATTAACGTATGCGTTAAACGAGTTGGTTACGGTTCCATCATTTATGTATTTTGAATCGCGCAACATTTCTTTTGTAGTGTCTACGATTCGTCGCCTGTAAAATTTTCTCTCAGATGTATCTGGGCACGGTCCCGTGGTTCTACTTCGACGATTCATATATTTTGAGAACGCCTCCACGTTCATCATTGTTTCCATGGTCAACTTGTCACACGCACTCATGGAATATGGCCCATGATACGCATTTGCAACTGTTTGTGCGGTTGCTGCATCGGGTTCACCCGCAACTATTTGTTGCAAGGCATCATCTTCGCGTCCATTTTCATTAGTCATAATTATATATAATTATAATTATATATTAGTTAATAGTTAAGTTAATATCGCGTGGATGTAATATATTTTATTTTAGTATATTATATTTATGTTATGATTTGAATTCATTCTAAATTTTAAATATATGTCATTTTTTAATAGTCAATTGCTTGATGCATTTTCGAATTTGAAAAGCTCAGTTAATGGGTATTCGCCATTTAAGGCAATAAAAGGTGGGTCAGACAATTGTAGTTTAACACTTACTCGACCACCCATTATAGAAGAAACGTTATGTGTTGGTATAACCAGCAAATACTTTAACAATGCTCTCGGCAATCAAGATGGAATTAGACGGAACATTATTAATAAATTAACAACTGTTGGAAATTTAGTATCTAAAATTCCAGGGGTTACGCCACTGGTTAATACGACGCATAGTGTGTTATCACGCGTTCCCGTTGTAAGAAACCTACTGGGTTCACAGAGTAATGTGGTATTTTTAATGAAAGGTTCAATCTGCATTGGGTTTATGGTGATAAAAAAAGGTGAATGTGTTTCAAAACCCGAATGGTGGTCGTTATCTCTTATATGCTCGCAAAGCGGAAGTGGGGGCGGAACCGTGTTGCTGGGTCTGTATTTGTTCATAATATACAGGAATAATTTGAACGACGGTAACGGAATTTTGGATCTGGCAAATGGTATATATAATATTGGTGCATTTTGTGCGTATGATAAGCTCGGATTTCAAGCTGCAGAACACCAATATTTTTTCGATTGTTTTCAATTGGGAGACGGATGGCTAATGAATTTACCGATGATATGCAATATTTCGAAGCATTACAAGAGCGATATAGCTATCATTGATGCCGTTACCGGAGATAAGCCCCTGAAAAAAAACCGGTTGTGTAACAGAGAAATGATTGAAACAATAACGACCGGTCAAAATAAACAGGATGCGGAGCTTATAAGCACGGCATATATGATTTGTGAACATTTTTTAATAATGATAGACGTAATGAATTCTGTTAACGACGACAACGGGCTGTCTCGATTGAGAAAATATCAAGTTGCCGCATTTGGAAAATCAGGATCATCAAGAGCATCAAGAGCGACCAAAGTGTCACAAAATTACGATATAAAATTTGACTCCATTAAAATGTCAGTCAAAACGTTTGGACCTGAACAAATAGTTTACGCATTCAACAAACTATCGGAACGCATATCCCAATCACGACAGTCCGGTTCGGTTTCCACAAACTATTTATACGATTTCAAGAGCGCAATAGAGGCCACCCAAAGTGATCCAGAAAAGTTGAAGGAATTGGTATTACCGCTACCGAAACGCTCATCTAAAACGAGCGGAGGAAGGGGTATGCGCCCGCCGCACCGAACGCGGTGTAAGACGTTACGACGACGCATTAAAAACCGCAAAACGCGTAAAATATATTAAACGAAAATATAAAACAATATAAAACTATAGACATAGAGACCAATATGTAAAACACTTAAAAACCTATAAACCACCGAAATGAGCAAGAATTCTTCGAAAAATATAACCTGCAATTGTATCCTCATTTCCAAGAGTGGAAACCTTAAAGAAATACACGTTGCGGAATCTGAAATGAATCGGGCTAAATATTCCGCATTGTGCAAAACACCACCCACGTATGAGAAAACATTCAAACGGCACACTGCATGGACCGTGAAGAAATATGGAATTGTTGTTGAGTTGTGGGCGCGAGCAAATGGTCGAGCCGGACAAGAAAATAAATACGAATTTCCACCGCCAGTGGATGAGACACTATTTTTTGGAGACTGCATTCTGGTTTCTACACGTGAACCACTTACATGTGCTGTCTGGAAAAAGGCGTATGAACATTTGTTTGGCGGTTTTGATGATTTGGAAAAGCTCGCACTTGCGGATGATGCCGAACTTGACGAGCTTGAACATGTGCCGAATAAAAAGAAAACCAAACATGGATATTTAAAGGACGGGTTCATTATTGACGATTCGTCGCGCGCGAAACATGTGAGATCATCATCATCATCATTAAAAATGACAATGGGTGCTGACGCATTAATCTCGGACGATGGCGGCATCGATTGTAATGAAAAATGTGATAAAACTATAGCCAATATTGTTCGTAATCACAAGTCGAATAATGTTGTCGGCGACGATAGCCATGATGACGATCAAGCTGAAGCAGATGATGATGCAGATGAAGGCAATGAAACTGGCGACGATGACGACGACGATGATGACGATGACGATCTCGGTGATGAGGACGATGAAGACGACGATGAAGATGAAGATGATCAGGATGATGAAGATGATGAGGATGATGAAGAACACGACGATAACGAGGACGACGGTGGCGATGATTCTAATGATGCCGGTGTTGGCATTAAAGTAAAACCCAAATATGAACATCATCATGCAAATTCATGTTCGTCAGAAGTAGCACCTGAATCAAAATCAATTACGAATGTAATGCATTATCAATCTCAGTCGGCAGCCATAGTCTCGAATAAAAAACGAGCAGCCGCCGGATCAGGAGTGCGCGCAAATAGTGGAAGAAAACGCGGTGTATCCGCGATGAGTGAAATTATAAAGGGCGAGAATGCGTCCACTGCCACCGCCACCACTACGGCGGGTGATAAAACGTCTAAATCGACAAATTTGGATTCAGAATTAGAAGAGGAGTCATATGTATAACTGCGTGTATAACGTATAACTGCGTGTATGAGTAGGTAGTATGATTCGATTCATATAAGTAATCGAATCGTATAAATAAATAAAATAAATAAATATGAATTTATGGACGGTGCGGATGGATGGTGTATTGGATGACCATTAGAATTAGAATTATTTGGCACCCTCAAGATATTCCGAGATACCTATTTTTGCAATTAGTTGAAGATGCCGCATTGTAAACGCCATCGAATTGCCAGAATGACCGGTTTGCATATTTGATTGAATGCATGTTGTCACCATATTTCCACGACTGAACATGAACCCTTCACCGGACGGTGGTTCGTATGTAGACAAGTATGCCCATACGTCGATTTCGTTATTATTGATATCGGGGTCGCGCTGCGCCAATACGATGGCATTCATACCGTCGCGAATCATGTCCGCACACCACGAGTCGCGGATGAGCGACAAATCGATCTCGGCAACTTCGCTTAGTGTGCGAGGATACATGGCCATTGAATTATTGGCGTGTTGGGCTGACATGGTAATATGTAATATGATGTGATGTTAATAACATAATATCATGATTGTAGAGTAATGTTTATATGTATTTGTTTAATGTTATTGTGCGGGCGGTGCGGGTTAGTTGATTACGCGATGAATTGATGTATTGAATTAGATGACCGTTGAAAGGAATTGAACCAATTGTTCCTTTTCGGGTTTTGCGTCGTATTCGATGACCTGATCATCCTTAACGAGCTTAATGGTCGGATATCCTTCAATTTTGAATTTATCTGCAATTTTAGGTTCCTGTTCGCAATCCACGACACGGAATAATACGCGGTGCCCGTTTACGAGTTTATGATCGTATTCTTGCTTCAGTGATTCAAAAATGGGAAGGGCGCGCTTGCAGTGTGGGCACCAATCCGTCTTAAAGAGGTATAATTCTGCGATTGGCGCATCGTCGAAATTTGCGCCGTCTGCGGCAGTTCCGTCACCTTCCACCCCCGATGCACCCTGTTTTAGACTGGCATTTCCATTTGATAGCATCGGTGCAAGATATGTGGTATATACCCAATAACTTACAGCAGCGAACAACGCAAATACGGCAATATAGAGCAATGTTTTTCCAGATCCGGAATCGGCAGCATTCGCTGAAGAATTAGACGACGATGTTCCGCCCATAAGACCAGATGCAGATTGCTTTAGCTGATTTAGATAATCCATAATTAGTATTTTAGATTTGTATGTGTATATTATTATATATTTATATTATAATATAATATATAACGCAATAAACACATATTATTAACAAAAACTTGTAGCAATGTTATCAGCACAAATAATATTGGAAATGAATAATAATTATAATTAACAGAAATTAACTGTTAATTATAATTTATAAATCAACAATTATACATATTTCATCGTAAATGTATCCCAGTTAAAATTATTGGTCCATTTCACTTTACCGTCAATATTACTATAGTCTTCGCGCTGAACAATATATTGATCAACTGCCAGCCAGCACTTGTGCGTTTTGTGAAAATGTGCAGTATACATGGCATCGATTGCTAAACCCGGCAGCTGTTCGCACTTATTTTCTATTACAATTCCGTCGCTTCGAATTTCAATCGGTTGCGCTATTTCGCGTCGAGCGTAATTTGTGTAATAAAAAGTCAATATCTGGTCATACATGTGTCGCCTTACAACATATGCGTGATTGCACCAAACAACTCCGCGCACCCAGTCCGCAGTTCGTCCTTCCAGTGACTGAGTCAGAATCCCGCCAAAATACAGCATGTCCCATTCATCGGGTAGTGCGTCCGTTCGAAATTTGGACATCATGATATCGGTAATCACCACATCGTCTTCGCAAATCATGATGGCGTCGTAATTTCGGTCGCGAGCACGGTGAATGGCGGAAATGTGCGCTTCCAGGCACCCGGTCACCGGTTTTGCGTGCATTTTATTCTGCAGAAATGTGAAATTCAATCCGCGCGATACGAAATGTTCGCGCAGCACCTTCTGCCTGTCGGCGCGCTCTTCCGTTGTAAGCACCACAATTTCATTCACGAGCTTCATAATCTGCTGTGGTGCAGGGATGGCACTAACGTATTGCGATTCAATGCACACATCCGCATTGGGCAAGTAGCTGAAAAAATCGTTGCGTTTGATGGCGTCGAACAGGATGGTTTCGAATAAGTGCACTCCATAATGTTTGGGAGTAAATTCGAATTTGCGCGACCCATCAAATACATCGCGAGCAGTCCATGGAACCGGGAAAAAATTCTCGTGGTGTAACACTTCAATTCCGAACTTGGATTCATAATATGGATGCTTCTCTAAAAGCAAGCGGTTGGTGTCGCGAATATGGTACGCCCATACGCCCATTCGAAGACCCGTTTTAAAGTTATCCAGCCATATTTTCAGAAACTCGTTTTTGGGTTTTGCGGCGATAAACGCATTAATTAATCCAGGCCCTTCGCCTTCGCGCGACAAGTACAGATCTTTGCCGGTTCGAAACACTTCATCGAAATTACGGACCACAAGCATATCCAAATCAAGGTATACGCCGCCATGTTTATACAGAACTTCGAGCCGAACCACGTCAGCTTTGTATTGAAAATGAGACAATTCGAATCCATCAAAATGGGTAGGAACGTCAATGCGCTCGATTTTAACACGGGGATGCGTTTTCAATTTATCCCAGAACGCATTACCCACCGGCTCGGTACTGTTGTAAATAACAATTTGATAATCGCGCATGTGAAACAACATGGATCGAACACACCTGTCGTGGAAATTATGAAACTCGGTTTCTCCAAAAAAGAGTAAATGGATAATTTTTGGAATTTCTTGAGCGCGGTTGCGAGGATACAAGTGAGGCAAATTGCAATTTGTAAAGAATTTCAAATCATCGCTGACATTTGGAATACAAAGCAAATTCTCATAACTGGCAATTCCTTCCGCGGGCTCCAAATGGGCGAGAGCAAACCCCTTGTAAAATTTCGCGAGCTGCGTATCGCGTTCCGTGTCGTTCTCGAAATAATCCAAAAATGTTTCTGAAACGGCGCCGAGGTGAATTCGGTCGCGCAGCTGGTAAAAATGTGTCATTGTATTTACGAGCGTCGCGCGGTTCTGATTCTTGAATAGGAGCTTGAATTGCTTATAAGGTGCTTCTGCTGATATTTTCGCAGCATTGAATCGCCCCCATGCGAATCCGCGCCCGTCATCAGGGCGGTCGTCTATGAATTCTTTTCTGTCAATTTGCAGCACGTATTTTGAGTCGCACAGTAGCGACCATGCATAATTCGGCGAATGGTTCCACGGGCGTATGCGGTGGCGGTTCGTTATAACGATATCGTCAATAATAACAATCGTGTTCTCGTCGGCAAGGCGCATGCAATTGATGCAATCGCGCAACGGAATATCGGAAAAATGCCCACCGTCGATAAACATCATGTCGAATGAGTTCTTATCACCGCATCGAGCCTTATTGTCATTTGCGTATTTCTCAACTGTCTCCACACTGTTTCCCTTGATTAGCGTGTGCCGTCCTGGAAAATGCGTGTCCACGAACGTTTTGGCGTGGTCCACGTAATAATGTTCGCCGAGGTCGAAACTGACAACCACGGAATCCGGCGCTGATGCAGTGAGAAGCGATACGCTACTGTGTCCGGAATTGAAGCCGATTTCCAGAATGCGTTTGGGTGCAAAGGAGTTTACCAGGTCAATAAAAAAACCGGTTTGCACGCGGTCCTGTGCGGTATATCCTTCGCTAATATGAAAGGCAACCATGTGGCTATCAAGCGAATCCAATGCTGTGAATGCTGCTGTTTTTATTGCTGCATCTGCAGGCGGGACTGTCGCCATTTGTGTGAATAATATGAATAATGTGAAATGTGTGAAAAATGTAATTATATTGTCTAATCAAAAATATAATTAACGTTTAAATACTAATTTATTCATATTTATTTCATATACGGTGTTGCTGTTGTTGCGGTTGTCGCTGTTGCTGTTGCTGTTGTTGCTGTTGTTTGATGTTGAGGTCGAATGTCTCCGTCCCTGACCTAATTGGCATTCTCTCTTTGTAATTACAATAAGATATCCAAGCAATGAATGCGACAACAATTGCAAGCAGGTGCGCATCATCACTTGCACGATTCACGTATTTTTTTATTTTATCTATTAATAAAAACAACATTTTGAAAATGAGCGATAGGTTTGATTTTTATTTATTAATATATATAAATAATAATAATCATAATAATTAATAAAAAATAATTAATATAATAAAAATAAAAATATAAAATTGAAGTATTATCAATTATATTTTTATATCCTATAACGAAATCAACAACACATCATCAACACATCATCAACACAATTATAACCATGTCACATGGTGTTAAATTATCAAGCACCGACAACGAACAATACCAAATGGTGCCAATTCCGCCCGGTTTATTGCAATATCGTGCAAAAAAAGAGACAATTGTTGAATTGTGTGCCGAAATCAAAAATCTAAAAAAAACCAATGCTGATTACAAAAACAACTTCGAGCTCGAATGTCATACGAAAGAGAACTTTCTGCGGCTTGTTCCAAATACGCAGTTAGGTGTCGCAAATAAAGATAATTGGCGGATTTGCTCGTGCTAAAATCGGTAAATGGTGCCGATATTTGTTTGAAGGGGGCGCTACTTCATACTGTCACAGGAGAAGTGGCCTTGATTTCCAGTATTAATTCAACCATTCAATCCAAATACACGCATCGGACAATAAATTCGCACGACGATGAATATAAAATATGTCAGTGCAAAATGATCGCACCATTGCTATTTTGGGAAGAACTTGGCAACCGTCTGGTAAATTAGTTGGTTAATAGTTGATTGGACCAGTAAAGTAAGTATTGTAAAATACTGCATCTTTTTTCTTATTTATTTATTCCTTATTCAAAAGCTCTTTCATCTGCTGCTTGAGGGTTTGAATTTCTTTTACAAGTATCGCAATAATGGAATTATAGTTGACGGATTGCATCACCGCGCCGTCTTTTACACCAGTCACAAGATCCGGATATTCGCGCTGTAGCTCGTGTGCTATGAAGCCATAATCGGTGTGCGATGTTAATGTATTGTGATAACTGATGGGCTGCATCCGGTCCACCGAAAACCGCGCGTCAGATATATCCATATCCTGCACGTTTTGCTTAATGCGATAGTCACTGATAACATTGATATTGGTTGTTTTAATGCCATTGCCGCTAACGTCGAGATTATAACTGGCATCCGGTGTGCTTGTTCCACATCCAACCGGGCCACCGGTATAATAAACGCTACCCGAGCTGCCTTTCTGAAACCCTCCCAAACCGGTAACCCCAATCGTCATCGACTTGCTACCACTTGTCGGCACTGTAGTAATCTGAATGTTATCACCTGCTATGAATGTTGCTGTATCCAGACCGGACGCTACCAGATCCGATTGTCCGGCAACCTTCCATGTTTTAAATGTTGATTCGATCGTCAGACGCACAAACTTATTGGTCGCATCACCTGTAATACCGTATCCGGTTGAAGTATCCAGTTCAACTGTGCTTACGTTATCGTATGATATTTCACCACCGCTGCGATTAATTGTCTGGAATCGCAGCAGGGTACCGGCCCCAGTCGGACCGAATGGTCCCGTATAACCAGTTGTTCCGGCAGAACCCGTATGACCAATTGACCCGGTAGGTCCAGTGGAGCCAGTATTTGTAGCAGAGCCATCCTTTCCAGTTTGACCCGTTGGGCCCAGCAGAAACCCTTCGTTCACTATATCACCTATATATTCAAACATGCGCGGTGGGTCACTCGTCAAACTCATGACAACATATTGATTTGAAAATTGATCACTAACATAATAATTGGAACTACCCGACGTACTACTCCATGGGCCGGTTGTTCCTGACCTACCGCCAATATACATATACAAATCTCCACCGCGAACAAGTATAAAATCACCAATCACAATGTCATATAATGGGCCGGTGATAAACTGGTTGATGTCAGAAAAAGAGACGGGATCCTTATAATGTGCAGCAGGCCATTGTAGTTCAGTCATATCCGATTCTAAAAATGCACTTGTAGTGTCAAAAAATGCCTTGATATTAAATCTGCGACCGATTGGACCAGTCATTCCTTGGGCACCGGTTGGTCCGGTAATTCCGGTAGGACCATCTCTGCCAGTTGAACCCTGAATACCGCGTTGACCAGTTGGACCGGTCTCACCCGTGGGACCAGTGGGGCCAGTTGGACCAGTTGGACCGGTTGGACCCGTGCAACCAGTGTTTGTAGCGTATCCATCTTGACCCGTAGGCCCAGGTTGACCAGTCGGTCCAGTCTGACCAGTGGGACCCGTCTGGCCAGTTGGACCGGTAAGACCAGTTGGACCGGTTGCACCAGTGGGGCCGGTGGGACCTGTTTCACCTGTAGGACCCGTTTGGCCGGTAGGACCTGTTTCACCAGTGGGACCTGTCTGTCCGGTAGGACCTGTTTGTCCGGTAGGACCTGTCTGTCCGGTAGGACCCGTCTGTCCGGTAGGACCTGTCCGGCCGGTGGGACCTGTCTGTCCGGTAGGACCCGTCTGTCCGGTAGGACCTGTCCGGCCGGTGGGACCCGTCTGTCCGGTAGGACCTGTTTGTCCAGTAGGACCGGTTTGACCCGTGGGACCCGTTTGTCCGGTAGGACCCGTTTGGCCGGTAGGACCCGTTTGGCCGGTAGGACCCGTTTGGCCGGTAGGACCCGTTTGCCCAGTCGGACCTGTCTGACCAGTTGGACCGGTAAGACCGGTTGGACCGGTTGCGCCAGTGGGGCCCGTTTGACCGGTAGGACCCGTCTGTCCCGTAGGACCCGTCTGACCAGTGGGACCCGTTTCACCAGTGGGACCCGTTTCACCAGTGGGTCCGGTCTGACCAGTGGGTCCAGTCTGTCCAGTAGGACCCGTCTGACCAGTGGGACCCGTTTCACCAGTGGGACCCGTTTGTCCCGTAGGACCTGTTTCACCAGTGGGACCCGTTTCACCAGTGGGACCCGTTTGTCCCGTAGGACCTGTTTCACCAGTGGGAC